GTCTGTTACAACTTGTGTTAGTGTTAATGGATTAGTTGTACCGTTACCGACGCCATTTTGAAAATCAGGTAACACCAATCTTTCAAATATCGGAGTTGCAAGTCCATTAACTCCACCCTCTAGTGGCGCTTCTATTGTAACACTAGGTACAGCACTAAAACCAGAACCACCATCAAATAATACAAGACGGTCAATAACACCTATATTATCTAATGTTCTAAATCTTGATTGAAATTTTACTCTATCCTGTGTTCTTAAAATAGGGCCAAGATTTAATTGCGTACTAAAAAATGTATTATGAAAAGTAGCATATCCATAATCATCTCTCTCTGTAGATGGATCAACTACACTACCATAATCTTCTTGTGTATCAGTTCTTCCAGAATAAGAACCAGCTGGATCAATAACAAGATTGTAATCATCATACCCATCCAATTCTGTCAATAACCGAGGCCACCATTCTTGCTCATAAACCTGACACATTGTTGGAAAGAAGAAAAAGAAAGGATCTTTTACTCTACCATAATCTTCAGGCTCAAGATTTAAAACTCCGCTGTTTATTTCACCGTCTGTGATTAATCCAAAATTAGTAGGCGAACATATTCCCTCGGTAAAAGGAAATTCCTCATCGCCTGGACAACCCCTATCAGCTTCTCTAATGGTTGCAGCAGGTTCTACTAACTGTCCATAATCTTCTTGTGTTGAAATCGTACTAGACAATGTTTCATTGTCTGGTTGAAAATCTTCTTCAGAAGAAAATACTGTGCTTAATATTTCAGGAGGAGGCTGATAATCTTCTTTATCATCATCAAGGTCAAATCCACCGTAATCATCTGTTTTTCTTTCTGACCTTATATCTTGCTGGTCATCACAAGTCTCTAATGTCAAATCCAAAATAACTGGAGGTTGAATAGTACCATCATGGAAAACAATAGTATATCTATCTCTTGTATCAGGAATTACATTAGTAAGACTTAATGGAGCCTCAACAATTGTTACAAGTTGCAATCTTGCAAATAATGCTAATCCAGCTGGATGGACTAGACGTTTAACAATGTCTCTCCATTTAATAATATTTTCTGTAGATGTTATCTCATATGAAAATAGCTGATAGAAAAAATTGTCTTGCAGATATTTGTCTGAACTTAAAAATCCATCAGAATTGATAAACCTAGTTCTAGGTGAAGTATCAAATCCACCTATACTCAATTCAGCAGTAGCATTACCATCCCCTGCAACAGAAAAATCTAAAACAGGAGGTACATTATAACCAAATCCACTACTGATTATTTCTAAAGATTTTACACCACCTATTCCAGAATCAGTTACATCAAATGTAATATCAGCATCTGTCCCCGATCCTCCAGATATAGATGGAACACCAATATACCCACTACCACTATTCTCTATCCATACTTGTACAATACTCCCATTACTATCAACCTCACTAACTATAAGGCTTGCAGACCTACCATCAATTGCTAGATTATTAGTATTATCAATATCAAACTTGTCACCATTTTTATATCCACTACCACCATTATTAATCGTAGCAGATGTTAATCTACCAGACGTTACTTCCTTAACACGAATAAGTGCTCCGCTATTATCATCATTTCCAGAAAGAGGTATAATATTATTAACAAAATAACCCGTACCAGCATTTGTTATCTTGTGGTCAATTATAATATTTCCAATAGTGAAACTGATATTATTATAAGTAACAACCTCGTCGGCTTGAAACTCAGCAGTCACTTCAGAAAGAAACATAGTAGTGATACAATACGTCCCAAGTATTTCAGTAATAACAACCTCGACTAGTGCAGTAGCACCAGACGTTTCACCAGTTATTCTTTTACCTTCAAGTTTAGAAAACTCATCCGACATATCCATTGTACGGATAAGAAACTCGGAATCATATTTACCATCTGACGACCTAAGAATATCTCGGCCAGGTGTATTGATTGTTATTTCTTCTTGATACAGTAACCTAAAAAGAAACTGGAAAGCTTTTTCACTTCCCTTTGTTCTATAAAAATCTCTAAGATGTTTTAGTACAAATGGTTTATTTGCGTTTGCAAATACAGCCTCTGGAATATCTTCACCAAACTGTTTCTTAAAGTAATTTAAAAATTCATCAACAGTCTTATCTACATTAGCATAGTTATCAAGACTGCCAATAATTTCATAAGGCTTACCCTGTTGCTCCATATACTCATAGTATGCCTCCATGAAAGCAACAAAGGTTTCATGGTCTTCCTTGACAAACTGTGGTAACTGTCCCTGTACTTTTACACTTATTCTTTCGTGAAAATCAGGATGTATTGGTTGATTTGGGCTTACTAACATAGAATTAAATTATAGTTTCTGCTACAGTATTAACAGTAATTGAAGTAGTATCATCTGAATCATATGTAAGAATCTGTTCCCTCAACGGAGTGATATCACTATTATTAATTTCTGGTGTAACATTAATTCTTACTTCCTCGCTACCATCAGTAACACCTAGCAATCTCAAACTATTTAAAGTTATCTTTCCAGTATCATAATCTATAGTTCCCTGATTTATAGAACCATCTGGTTGTGTCAAGAATACATATGGCCTATCGACTTCACCATCAGTAGTCCTTGCTGACCTTACATATCCTTCTGAATTATCTAGCAATGAATATGTATTGCCATCAGAGCCAGTGAAAGACGTAGAAGATACAGAACCTTTTTCTAACTTGTTATTAAAATTTAATACATAGGTAAAGGGGCTAGTTAAGATATTTGGTCTAATTCTTTGTTGATACTTTATACTGGTTTTATTGTTTCGGATTGAATCATCAACATTATCAATATCCCGTACTAACTGTGAATACCTAAACTTCTGATTAAATTTTTCTAAATTATCTATTAAGTATCTTTTAATGATTTGATCAACCTTTGATTCTAGTATAGTTGAATCAGTCAACAGAGTAACGGGGTCATAATTAACTGTAGTTTCTATAATAAGATAATAGAAAGTTGGGTCAATAATTATAGGCTCAACAGTTACTACATTTACCTTTTTTAGAATAGATTGTTTAATAGATTCTTTTGCAGAGATACCGAGTAAATTAGTTCCAGCTAATTTAAGAGCAATAAAAACTCTACCATATTGTACTGGGTCAGCATCTTCTCCGCCGTATACTGTTACTGATTCTACATCAGATCTTTCCTGTAAAATAATAGCTTGATAATCAAACTTAGTAGTTGCCCTACCTTGTGCTTGATATAATTTAGGTGCTTGGAACTGTAACGATTCTAAAGATTGTACGTTAGCACCACCCGTTGCATCCTCTGCGGTAGTCAAAACATATTGTGATGAATCTACTCCTGCAACTGGGCCACTAGCTATAAAGGTTGAAGCAAAATTACCATTACTACCACTTGTTACAATGTATTCAAGGAATATAACATTACCATCTGTTAATTGTTGTCCTATAGTTCCATCACCAAATGTAATTTCATATTGTCTATCCTCTACCTCTTGAATAAAATAAACAGTATCCGTACCTTTTATTGTAGTAACATCAAGTGAATTACCATCTGTATACGAAACTACATCTGAATCAGTTGCTGATTTTTGTACCACAACAGTAAGAGTAGATACATCAACATCAGAATTAGGAATAATAAATCTTTGTGTTTTATCTGCCCCATTAACTTGATAAACTTTATTCAAGATAGTACCTTCAATAATTTCTAAATCATTAAAGATATATGTATCTGCAATAGTTCTTTTTGATGTAACATTTTCATTAGTTACATAAGAATAAGTAGTACCATTTATACTTGAAGTGAATCTAGTATCTTTTTCTATAGTTAATGAAACAGGTTTATCGGTAGGATTTAATGTTATATTTAATTTGGCTCGAGAAGCCTTTCTGGAAAATGGATGTACATTAAGATGTTTTGCATGAGAGACAACTGATTCTCTTAGAGAGGAAGAATCCAAAAACATTTCGTTACCAAGCATATTTGCATAGTAACCCATGTAATGTGTATTGTATGATAGAAGGTCTAAGATAACAGCCATACCACTACCTTCAAAATCATAATCTTGGAATCTGTCTTGTCCCTTTAAATATTCTATCAAGTTTGATTTAATTTCATCAAACTCTAAATCGGTAATTCGTAATTTATCTGACGGCATTATCTAAGCCTCTCTAAAAATATTTCTACCGTTACTGGATCGGGTGTATTGATAGCTCTAAAAAATATGGTAACATTAAACCCATTTCTGTCTATATCACTTTCAACATCAACAGCAATAACTTCTGCTCTTGGCTCAAAGTTAGATAGAGTATTTCTGATGATATTAGATATAATTGTTTCCGTTACAGGTGTTGCCAACTCAAATAACTGTCTAGTTACTCCACCGTCTATCTGTGGCTGAAAAGGACGCTCATAACGATTAGTGAGAATAAGATTTCTTACTGATCTCTTAACAGCCTCTACATCTGTCTTAACAACAATATCCTTAGTAACAGGATGGGCTTGGAAGTCTAAATCTAAATCACTCCAGCGTCTACTATTGGTGCTTAATCCTCTTGTGAAAATAGTTGGCATATTTCTTAACTTCTTCCTTGTATTGCTGTTTTTATTGTGTTACTATTGATATGTGGTTGGGTTCAATAAATCTATTTACCTTGTCCTCTATATCGTTTCCAACTTCTTCTCTTATGCTTGTTCTTTGGCATACTCCTCTTAGATGAGCCAATTGAAGTAACCTTCTTTAATTTGTTTTGTGGTTTGCTATCTTTTAGTAAAGCCATAATTTATCTCCTTTATTTTACTTCTATTCTTAAAGCTAAACTTGTAATTCCTTTTCTTGATTTTCCTCTTATATCAAATTTAACTTTATTTTTAATCTTATCAACATATCGTCTATCTATAATAAAAAAACCTTTTGGACTAATAATGCTGTCTGCAGCTGCACCTTTAAATTTACTTAAACTTTTTTTTCCTGTAAGTGCTTCAAATATTAACGCATGAGCAAATTCATTATTATTTTGTAAATAATCTAACATTGATGCCATTAATTCTAATTTATCTTCTTTTAACCATCTATCATAACTTTTATCTGATATAACTTTTCCTTTTTTTAGAAATTCATTTATAGTTTTTTCTTTACCTTCTTTTAATATCCTAGAAACATTTTTATCAGATAATAATCTTGTTGGTAATACTTTTAATTCTTTAATTAATGATTTTAAAACTCTCTTTTGTTTTATTCCTTCAGCAGCTGCTTCAAATAACTCCGCAGTTGATTGTCCTTGACCAGATGCTAACTGTATTCCACCTGCCATTTTTACTGAAACTAAATAAATTTTAGTACCTATTTTAAGAACAATATCTGTTTTAGGTTCTGGTTTAGCAGAAATAGATTTACCTATTGGATTATTAGAATCGTCTGAGTGCCAAGCTTGGATTTTTTTATTACCAGAAAAAGACTGAATATGTTTTACACATTCTTTTCCTTGTTTTAAAATTTTAGAAGAATGTTTTTTATTATTATCTTTACCACCTAATAATTTAACAATCTCCCATTCAAGATCAACTCCCTCGGAAGCAGCCATAACCCTATCCCCTCTACTTCGTATTTATAAGTTCTATTCCGAATTTTTTCCGAATATCTTCTATTTCTTCATTTTCGTCAAATATAGCTAAGTGTATATTCCTTGTAGGTCTAGTATACCCGTATGCAAATCCTCTCTCAAACTCAAAGAGGTCATGCTCGTCAAATTTGTATCCAGTTGGATATAGGTGCTGGGCAATGAATTCAAAAATCCATCTAACCCATGATCTTGTGTTATTGCTATTTCCCATAGTAAAACCAATAACCATGGCTTCATCTCTGATATCCATTCCTCTATCCAGAAGGATATGAATAATATCATGGTTATACAAATCAATTGCACCAGTTAATGCGATAGGACTGTTTGGATTCTCCATCAGCCATACAAACCAATGTATCTCTTTTTGAATTTTATATTCGGGTCTTTCTCTCCAGATACCTATTGCATTTTTTAATTTCATTAGTAAACGAAAACACCATAAGGTTTATCTTCGTCAACATCTACATGAATAAATTCTTTGTGAACTCCAACACGTTTAAAATATTTTAGCATGATACTCAACATCTTATGTCGGTCTTCCATATTGGTACAACTAACATCAGCTGCAACACACTTGATATGTGATGAAGTATCTTTGCTGCCTATCTTTCGATTGTGATGTAAACATCGTATGCCACTATTGATACGCATACCTCTACCAAATTCCATTCTTGCCAACTCAAGTTTCTCAACTAGAATCATATTGATTGGCCCAGTATTACATCCACACTTGCAGTCGAATTCTTTTTTGCTGAAGTGTTCGGTAAGTTGTCCGTCTTTGAGCATTTTCTTTTCTCCTTTCATATTGTATAGAAAAGCGTTTGGCATTTTACTTTGCTTTCTTTGCAGCATCCCTAAGAGCATTGCTAGGAGATTTTTTATCAATGAAATCAATTTCTTTAGAGCCTTTCTTAATAGTAATTTCGTAACCCTTACTGGTCAAATTAAATTCCTCAATCTCCCATCCTTTTTTCTCTAACTCGTCAATATACTTCTTATCAGACTTTTCTAAGAATCCATGTTTGACTGCACCTTTAAATTTAAAAGCTTCACTCATGGGTGTAGGAATTTTTTCAATGACACCAGCCTTGACTAATTTTCTGATAAGGTTAAAATCAACAAGACTATTATTCTCAACCTTCAACCACTTCATGGCTTTGCCTTTACCCTTTTGTGCTTGAACAAATTCCATCTCATCTGTGAATATTGTGAACTCGCCATGTTCAACACTATAGGCAAGAACTTCATTTTTGTCCAAAGCCTTTAACATCTTACCAGCTTCTCTTTTGATGTGAGAATTTTTCACATCTTTCCAACTCTTCAATTCCTCTGCAAATAATTTGTAAGACTTCATAGTTCTTGTTCCTTAGTGTTTAAGATTATGTTGCTCTCCATTCAGATAGTAAAAACTTCTGAGCTGGATTAACTGATACTTTAAAAATTTCCATCAAGTTTCTGTTTACTAAAAAATCACTAGTTGATTTCATATCAAGTGCGATAGGAATATTTAGATATGTCTTAAAATTAAATTCCATATCCACCAAAATTATTGGACGCTTATCTGTTCTCTCTGCATCGGATGTTACAGGTTTACTCCAACCTTCTAACTTATGTACATATTTTTTTCCATGTAACTCCCACTTAACATTCCCTTTGTCAATCTCAAATTTATCAACACGCTTCATGGAAGCCTTAGTACCGTTACCAGTATCAAACTTTCCTATAACTGTACCACAACCTTTGATTAGGACTTGCTCTAAGAAACCACATTCTCTAAATGATGTTAAGTTTCTGTTTGACCGATACCTTAGATAATTTATTATCGTCTTATATATGTCCTCTGTGTTTCCGACATCTGGCATATTCTTCTGTGGAACTTTTGAGATATCATAGTTGTGGTAATTGGATGTGATACCTGGCGATGCATTACATTCCAAAACAAAAATCTCACTATCGACAATACAATGATCTACTCCAACCAACTGACCACCCATAACCCTTGCAGCAGCCTTAACTACTTTCTGCTCTTTGTCATTCAGTATGTAAGGCTCCGTTGTAGCACCCAAGTGAGCGTTAGAACGGAAATCATCAGGAATTTTATTTCTTCTAGTGGATGCAATAATCCTTCCACCGAGTACAATGGTTCTCACATCATACTTGAGTTTAATGTGTTCCTGAACTAAGAGGTCTGCAT